TGACCTATCATTATTATCCTGAAGAAAGAGAAATGCTTGGTGCATTTATTAGTTGGTGGATGAGTGACTATCCTGACGTGGTAACTGGTTGGAATACCCGTCTGTATGACATCCCATATATCTGTGGAAGGATCGATAGGGTTCTGGGTGAGAGGGCCCTTAGGAATCTGTCTCCATGGGGTCTAGCGACCAAGAGAGAGACTTGGATCAATGGCCGTATGTTTTATATCTACGATATTGGTGGTATCACTGACCTAGACTATCTGGAGTTGTATAAGAAGTTTACTTATGTGAATCGTGAGTCTTACCGACTGGACTTCATTGCAGAGGTTGAACTTGGTCAAAAGAAGTTAGACCACTCTGAGTTTGATACATTCAAAGACTTCTATACTGGTGATTGGAAAAAGTTTGTAGATTACAACATCGTTGACGTGGAACTTGTTGACCGTATGGAAGACAAGATGAAACTGATTGAGTTGGTTATCACCATGGCATACGATGGTAAGGTAAACTTTGGTGACCCAATGTTCCAAGTTAGATTGTGGGACACCATTATCTACAACTATTTGAAGAAGAGGAATATTGTTATTCCTCCAAGGATCAATACTGATAAGAGTGAAAAGTTTGCTGGGGCCTATGTAAAGGAACCCAAACCAGGTGTATATGATTGGGTTGTAAGTTTTGACTTGAACTCACTGTATCCTCACTTGATCATGCAATATTCAATATCCCCAGAAACTCTTGTGAGTATGGATGATCTCAATAAACGTATTGTAGAATTAGAGAACATGTTATAGAATATCCTCACTACATAAATAACAATGTGTGGATACAATAAAATACATGACACCAAAGTTTAATATAACACAAGAACAGCTACATCAACTTTATATTGTTGAAAACAAAAGTCGTAAAGAATGTGCTAATTTTTTTGGGTGCTCTGATCCACTTATAAAACAAAAGATAAGAAAGTACAACTTACAAAAACCTAAACATTTGGAAAATAAAAATAAAGAACGAAAAGAAGTTCTTTATTGTGAAAATTGTGGAACCGAATTTGTAGTTAGTAGATTTAGGGCAATAAGTGAAAAGTGGAAACTTCGGTTTTGCTCTCATTCTTGTTCTGCAAAATTTAGATATTTGGGGGAGGATCATAAGAGGGCAGTATCAAATTCTATTGCTGCTCGTAGGAGATGTAGGATGAGAGATGCTTTTGATGAAACTACGGATCAACAAAAAATAAACGAAATCTATTGTAAAGCAAAACAACTAACAGAAGAAACTGATATTCCTCATGAAGTAGATCATATCACTCCAATATCTAAAGGTGGAAAGCATCATGAAGACAACTTACAAATTATTACTATGAGTGAAAATCGTAAGAAACATAATAAAATTATGGAGAATTGAAATGTGGAAAGATGTTCGTAAAATGACCCATAAAGAAATTGAAGAAGAACTTGAATCACTTAAACAGGTAAGAGAACTTTCCACAAAAATAAGTGTCAATAAACTTCTTGACGAGGCCTTAGATTTAGAACCATTGCGAAAAGTTAATCTAACCATCACATCAAATGGCTCTCTTTATCATAGAGTGAAAGGTTTCCTACCTGAACTGATGGAGAAGATGTATGGAGAACGTAAGGCATTCAAGAAGGAGATGTTGAAGTCTAAACAGAAACTGGTTGATATTGAATCCAAACTTAAGACCAATAAGGATCCAGTTCTCCGTAGACAGAGAGAACAAACCATCAAAGATATTGCTAAGTTCAATAACTTTCAGATGGTGAGAAAGATTTGTTTGAACTCTGCCTACGGTGCAATTGGTAATGCATACTTTAGATATTTCAAACTTGCCAATGCAGAAGCGATTACGATGTCAGGTCAGACATCTATTCGTTGGATTGAAAATCATATGAATGAATATCTAAATAACTTACTCTCAACAGAAGATGTAGATTATGTCATCGCATCTGACACCGATTCAATCTATCTTAACTTTGGACCTATTGTTGATAAATTTCTTGGTGATAAAGTTAGTGATACGAGCAAGGTTGTTTCTATCATTGACAAAGTCTGTCAAGAGAAACTGGAACCGTTCATCGAAACATCTTATCAAAATCTTGCGACGTATGTAAACGCATACGATCAGAAGATGCAGATGAAACGGGAGAACATTGCAGACCGTGGAATCTGGACTGCTAAGAAGAGATACATCCTGAATGTATGGGACAGTGAAGGAGTTAGGTATGAAGATCCTAAACTTAAGATCATGGGTATTGAGGCAGTCAAGTCGTCCACTCCAGCACCTTGTAGGAGTATGATTAAGGATGCTCTCAAACTAATGATGAATGGAACAGAAGATGAGGTGATTGAGTATATCGATAAGTGTAGAAGTGACTTCAAGAAACTTCCTATCGAAGCTATTTCTTTCCCTAGATCTGTTTCTGATGCCCAGAAGTATAAGGCACATGCTACGATATATTCAAAGGGAACTCCTATTCATTGTCGTGGTGCCTTACTGTTCAATCACTACATAAAAGAAAAGAAGTTAACAAACAAATATTCACTTATCAATAACGGTGAAAAGATTAAATTTTGTTATCTTAAAAAACCAAATATTATCCATGAGAATGTGATCTCATTTATTTCAGAGTTTCCAACAGAGTTGGGACTTGACCAATATGTGGATTATGACTTACAATTTGAAAAGGCATTCTTAGAACCTCTCAAGGTCATTCTTGATGCCATTGGATGGAACGTAGAAAAAACTGTAAATTTGGAACTATTTTTTGGATGATTGATCTTCCTATTAACGACAACGAACTCAATACAATCGTAAATACAATGGCACTCGGTGGTGACACTGTTTTGTATCAAAAACTGAAACTGGTGAAGGAACTGCGTGAGCAGGATCTTCCTTACAAAAAAATTCTTCGTGAACAATACGGGATGGTAGCGTGATGATTAAAGTAAAGTATCAACTTAAAGAACATTCAAACATAACACTCTTTATGTTTTTTAAAACTGAAGAACAAGTAGAGATATTTAAATCTCAAAACCCACATTATATTTTTGAATGACTTATGGATTTTTTAAAAGAGATTGTAAAAGAGATTGGAGATGACTTCACCAAACTTGCAAGCGAGATTGATGACACTGAAACATATGTGGACACAGGTTCGTTCATCCTTAATGCTCTTGTATCTGGGTCTATCGGTGGTGGTGTTTCTGGGAATAAAATCACTGCAATTGCTGGGGAAAGTTCTACTGGAAAGACTTTCTTTTCACTCGCAGTGGTCAAGAACTTCTTGGATACTAATCCCGATGCATATTGCCTTTATTTTGATACTGAGGCGGCAGTTAATAAGTCACTATTAGAAAGTCGTGGTATTGACTTGAATAGGTTGGTTGTGGTTAATGTTGTTACCATTGAAGAGTTTAGGAGTAAGGCTCTCAAGGCGGTAGACATGTATTCAAAAAAACCTGAAGATGAACGTAAACCTTGTATGTTTGTGTTAGACTCTTTGGGGATGCTTTCTACAGAGAAAGAAATAACGGATGCTCTCAATGAGAAACTTGTCCGTGATATGACAAAATCTCAATTGATCAAAGGGGCGTTCAGAATGTTGACTCTTAAACTGGGTCAAGCCAAAATACCAATGATTGTAACAAATCACACCTACGATGTCATCGGGTCTTATGTACCAACTAAGGAAATGGGAGGAGGCAGTGGCCTCAAGTATGCAGCGTCTACAATCATCTATCTCTCAAAGAAGAAAGAAAAGGATGGAACAGAAGTGGTTGGGAATCTTATCAAAGCTAAGACTCACAAGTCGCGTCTAAGTAAGGAGAACAAGGATGTTACTATTCGTCTATTTTATGATGAACGTGGTCTTGATAAGTATTATGGTCTACTTGAGTTGGGAGAATTGGGTGGACTTTGGAAGAACGTTGCAGGACGTTATGAGATGGATGGTAAGAAGGTATATGCTAAAGCCATCTTGAAAGAACCAGAAATTTACTTCACACCAGAGGTGATGGAGAAACTTGATGTAATTGCAAAGGAACAATTTAGTTACGGTACTTGATGGACAAAGTTGAATTTTTAGTTCTGAAAAATCTAATACACAATGAAAAATACTTGAGAAAAGTTCTTCCATTCATTAAAGAAGAATATTTTGATGACACTAAATATAAGGTAATCTTCGACGAGATCTCTACCTTTACTGCTGAGTATAACGAACTCCCTACAAAAGAGATTCTCAATATTGAGATTGAAAAGAGAAGAGATATTAATGAGGACTCTTATAAACAGATTTCTCATGTAGTTAATTGTCTTGAGGACGACGTTG